AAGAACTGAGAGAGGGTAATGCCGAAGCCTGCACAGATTTTCTCGATAGAAGCAACATTCGGCTGAAGATTTCTTCTTCTCCATGTTGAGATGGTGGATTGGGTCAGCCCGGAGTTTTCTGCAAGGGCATACTCAGACCAGCTACGGGAAAGGCGTTCCTGTTCAATGCGCCCTAAAATATCAAATGTGGGCTTTTCTCGTTCCATGGTTGACCTCCTTGTAAAAATCGTAGTGATTACTTACGATTTTATTGTTCCAAGGCTTGACCGTTAATTGCATTAGTCGTATACTTTCAATAGTATATATCGTAGCAATTGAACCCTTTTTAGAAATCTCGCACAGATTTTAGAACCAAAAACTTTTTGATAGACAAAAAAGAAGATAGACAATGCCTGTCCACCACGGTTGTTATAATGGGGCTGAACCAAAGAGGAGGACAAGCCAATGACAGCAGACACCTTAAAAACGACCCGTGTTTTGGAACTTTATCAGGACTTCCTTTCTGGCAAGCTCATCAATAAGCAACAGGCCGCAGAGCAGTATCATGTGAACGTCCGCTCCATTCAGAGAGACATTGATAGTATCCGGGATTTTCTTTCGGAACAGTGTGCCAAGGAAGGCATCGTACGGAAGATCGAATACGACAAAAAGGAAAACGGCTACCATCTGGTCACACAGGAGATCGAGCAGCTTTCCAAAGGTGAGGTTCTGGCCCTGTGCAAGATTCTGCTGGAAAGCCGAGCTTTTACCAAAGAGCAGATCGAGAAGCAGTTGCAAATTATCCTGAACCTTTGTGTATCGCAGAGGGAAAAGGCCGACATTGAGTGGTTCATCAGCAATGAGCTGTTCCACTACCATGACCCGGCTCATGCAGCCGTTGACCCGGACAATCTGTGGATGGTGGCACAGGCGATCCGAAATCAGTCGGTGCTGGAAATTGAGTATCAGAAGCTGAAAGAGCGTCAGATCGTAAAACGGACGGTTGAGCCGGTGGGATTGATGTTCTCAGAGTATTATTTCTATCTCATGGGTGTTATCACAGATCACTCCACCAGAGAGGCTTTCCACAAAAAGAACGATCCTTATCCCACCATTTATCGGCTTGATAGGATACATTCCATCAAGGAAACCGGAGAGAAGTTCTCTGTATCCTATAAAGAACGCTTCAAAGAGGGCGAGTATAAGAACCGCACTCAGTTCATGTTCGGCGGTGAACCGCAGAACATCAGCTTCAACTACTATGGCCCATCGGTGGAAGCTGTGCTGGACAAGTTCCCCATGGCAAAAGTCGTAGATGAAAAAGAGGGTGTCTGCTATATTGAAGCCGAAGTCTTTGGCACAGGCGTGAAAATGTGGCTGCTCAGTCAAGGTAGCAAAGTTAAGGTGACTGCACCGGAAACGCTGGTGCAGGAGATGAAGCAGGAAATCGAACGGATGAACAACCAATACTAAGGAGGCTGTTTTATGAAGATGGTTGCAAACGAGACTGAACTGCGCAATGCTCTGAAAGAAAGGGCACCGGAAATCACGATTGTAACATCGTACGCGGATACGGTAAAGAAAAAATATGGATTGGATTTGAAAGCAAATCCACTTGGAAAGATGCTTGTAACGGGTTTTGGGCCAGTTGTGAATCACTTTATGAACCCGATGGGCGAAGAACTGTCTTGGTATAAAATTCAATTTTACACGCCGGGAAAGCTTGTAATTGAACGAGAAAAATAACGTAAAGGAGCCTCGATATGGATTTCAAATCATTACGGAGTGATAAGCTCAAACTTACGCAGGAAGAATTTGCAAATCTCTACGGAATCAGTATTCAGGAAGTTCAGGAACTCGATAAGACCGGGAAACCTGATATGGACTTGATTGTCAAAATAGCAACCAAGTCTGGGTTGGACTTTAATACGATCCTTTCTTATGAAAAGCCGCGGGTCAAACCTATCAGTGCAAAAGATACTTGGGAGAAAACGAACTTTACCAAAAAGAGTTTGTCAGGCTATCTTAATTCTGCGCTGGAACAGATGGATATTCCCGATGATATGCGAAAAAATTACATAGACGACCTTGAAATCGGCATCATGTCGAAGTTCGTTAAACCTACTGTGGCCATCGTGGGTCGCTCGGACACCGGGAAAAGCACTCTCATCAATTCACTGATTGGTGCTGAAAAAATGCCAGCGAAATGGACACCGACCACTTCAACGGCAGTTTATGTAAAGCACATTAAAGATCGCCCTGCGTTCATCCATGATGAAGCATGGATTTTCAAAAGAGAGTGCGGCAACGAGAAATTTTGGAACTCCAAACGACTTTATGATGAAAAATACTGCGAAAAGTGGAAGGTTGCCGGAGGAGATTTGAGCCTTCTGGAAACCTATTCTACCCGTCAAGGCGGTGGATTAAAGACGGAGGCTGGTTCCGCAGTTGTTTTCGTTGATGCTCCGATTCTTTTGAATTGCGATATTATCGACTTGCCGGGATATGGAACGGAAACAGCAAGCGATGATGTTATTACGGCAAAAACTGCTGCACACGCAGATGTTTTGATTTACCTATCGCTGGCAAGTGGTTTTTTGAGAATTGAAGATATTGAATATCTGAAGAACAATGTCCGTACGCTCCCTGTTTTAGAGAAAAAAGGCGAAAATGGTCTTAAACCGTTGGCAAACCTGTTTGTTGTAGCTTCTCATGCAGATTCTGTTGATAATGGCAATGAAATTTCTCTTGCCAATATTTTGAAGAGTGGCTGTGAGCGATATATGTCTACGCTGTCGGACAGCTATTGGAAAAGCCGTGCAGAAGAATCTGGCTATGACTATTCTCCCGCTGTAATTCAGAGCCGCTTCTTTACTTATACAACTGATATTCCTGCGCTCTGCGAAAAATTTAGAAATAACCTAGAAGCTGTTCTGGAGACAATTCCCGAAATCGTTGATACGGAATGCAAAGAATCGGTTCGGGCGTATGTTGCCAGAAAAGAGCCGAATTTGGAAGCTGAAATCCAAAAGTACGAGGCACTTGTCGAAGATCGGCAGAAATACGTTGAGCTTTTGAAAGATATTCAGGATTCTGATTTGGAACGAACTGCTGAGAACGATAACAAAAAGCGTGAAATCAAAGATTTGATTCATTCTCTCAACGGGGAATCTCTGAATGAATGCACAAAGTATTGCACATCGGTGCTGACCGTTGATGAGATTACACGAAGAATCAAATCCAAGGGTATCAAAAATAAAAAAGAGGACATTCAGCAATTTGCAAGCCAGTTGCAGGATGAAATGCAAAGTAAATGTTCCGATTTGCTGAAAGAGAGATCGGAACAGTTGTCTGTGAAAGTCAAAGAATATGTGAGCGATTATCAGGAGGGTGTTCAGGCTTCGTTTCAAGAAGCAAATCTTAATGCAGACTTTGATGCTGGTTATGCGTTTGCATCTTCACTTGCTAAAATCGGAATTATCGGAGGACTGGGAGCTTTTCTAGCTGCTGATGCAGCATTTGCTTTTGGAAGCTGGGCTTTCCTCTTTGGCATAGGTGGTCAGATTGCGTTGTTTGCCAATTTCCTTGGCCCGATTGGTATTGTGGCAGGTGCGCTGATTAGTGCCGGACTGGGCATTATGAAACTTTTTGGCGGCGGCTGGGAAAAGAGTGTCGCTAAAAAGCTGGTGAATGCTTATGAAGAAAAAGGTGTTACTGACCAGTACAGAAAAGCCATCAATGAATATTGGGCACAGACGGAAACTGCATTTGACCAAGCAGCCGAGCAGCTCGATCAGGCGTGGACTGCTTATGTGGAACGGTTGCAGACAACTGTCGATAGTTACGATATTGAGCAAATTGAAACTTCGCTTACTGCGGCGAAAGGTATTCAGAATTTTTTCGAGCATATCCCATTGTAAGGAAATGGTTTCGTGACCTCTACAACTGGGATTTGGAATGAAAGGAAATTGCTATGAATCCGATGTTCAATGAATACAAGGATGCTGGTAAAATTCAGGAAGCATTGCTGATTGGACGCAACATGGTGAATAAAGCTCCGGGAGACTCGGAGTGCGTAAATGCCTATTTGGATTTCCTGCTGATGCTGGCTGAAAAATTGCCTCGTACCGATGAACGTAAGAGTTTTGCAGACCAAGCAAATCTTGTTCTCTCTTTTTATGAAGAAAATGCAGATCTTACGGATGACATCATCAACGACATTCATGTGTACCATAATCGACTTGGTGCAGTAGTTACGGACATTGCACAGCTCGAACAGGAAGAATACGAAAAACAGAAAAGAGCAATCGAGGCCACCAACACCACGCAAATCAAAAAGCTCTATACCATAAAGCAGAAGTTGGAAAATGCCAAGACCCATGCAGAGTTTGACAAGCTCTTGCAGGAAATTAGTGCTGTGGATGCTGAAATTGACCATGATAACTTAACGTCAGAGCAGAAAACACATTATGACCAGTTGAACAAGAGCTGCACTGATACCATCAGTGCCAAGATGCGCCAGTTGGAGTACAAGGACAATATCGACTATAACAAAAAAGCGGTCAATGCGTATAATTCTGCCTTTACCAGTTTCAAGAACAATGAATCTCGGTATAAGGATAAGAGCCAGCTTTTTAGCCTTGTTTCCACAACGCTGTTTGCGTATGATGCAGGACGGCTGTTTAATGAGACGTTGATTTTCTACAACCATGTCTACTCCTATATTTTTAACAAACTGGACGATAACGGAAAGTTGGAACTGACGAAGTATTCGATTGAGTGTGAGCGAAAGCAGGGGTGAACCTTATGCTGACAGCGATAAAAAACAATAAAAGTTTAAGTTTTTATCAGAACATTGCTGAGCCACGTCAACGAAAGGCAGATTCACTGCCGATTGCTGGAATGATTTCTCCTGCTATAGGAAGCATGACGTATTCGACTGTAACTTATACCAATGACGTAAATCAGGCTTTTTCCGATTTAGTTGCGAATGTGTCACGCCGTGGAATGCAGTATGCAAATAACACTGTTGCCTCACGAGGAGGCTATATGGCAGAAAACTTTGTGGCTGATAGTTATAATCTTGATGCTACAATTAAAAGATCTGATGCTCCAAGGGCAACTGTTCCAGAAGAAAATGGCCTTTCATCCCCTGATATTCAGTATGGTGATGAACAAGCCAGTTTGAAGTTTTATAAAGATGCAAAATCTAGTGCCATGAGACAATCCGATCCGGGATATGGAGATCAACACCGAATTGTTCCAAGTGATCAGGTTGATGATGCGAAAGCTGAACTGGCTAAAAAAGCACAAGAAAACAGGGCTAAAGGTCGAGAGAATGCTGCTACGCAGCAGGAAAAGACTCGTGATCTGATTGATGACCGAATCCGTGGTAAGGATGGGACAGAATCAACTCCCATGACCAAAAAACAGAATGATGACCTATCCAAAACCATAAAAAAGGATGAGAACGGAAATGCCTATGTTGATCATGAGGCAATGGATAAAGTCATGGAAGATACCGGCATCAAAGGCAAGGTAAAGAATGCAATCCGTAAAAATGAAATTCAGGGCCTTGCAAGTGCTGTTGCGATTGGTGCAGGAATTGGATTTACCATTGGTTTTGCAGTATCTTTGGCGCAATCGGGTATCACACCTGATTCGGTAAAATATGCGTTTGTTAATGGTGGGAAATCTGGCGTAGCATCTGGCGTACAGTCTGTTGTTGGCTACGGTATCGGAAGAACTATTGGTCAAATAGCAACAAATGCTATTGAAGGTGTCCTGTCTAACGCTGGTCTTGAAATCACAGCTAATATTTCCAAAATGTGCACAATAGGAACGGTTGGAGCCATTACCGTTGCCGTATTCTCCACGGTACAATTTGTAAAGCTTATTTACCATGGAGAATGTTTGAAGTCTGCGGCCATTCAAGTCGGTAAACAGGCACTCTTTTCACTGTCTCTTTTGGCAATCTCGATTGCTGCACAGGGAATGTGGGGAGGCCCCGCAGGTATTATCGTATCTATTGGCACAGGGATAGTGATTGTGTCGTATACAATTGCTGATGCAGTACACCAACGCACCTTTGCTGAAGAGTGTCACATTAAAACTATTGAAGAATATGGACGTTTGGCGTTACGACACTTAAACGAGCTACAATTTGCTTAAAAAATAATCCGGGACGGCTTTTGGGGGCTGCCCCGGATTATTTTTAGGTAAAGGACTTGAGCACTTCTTTCAGTGCTTCACGCTGCTCCGGGGATAGCTGAGCCAGCAACTCTAAAAACTCCTGCTGCTCCTCCGGAGTGAACCCGTTCTCCGGCTCAGAATGATTTTGGCGGTTCATAAAAGATACTTGCTCCTTTCGGCAAATCCTGTTCAGCCATCAGTTCAGCACGAATCTGACGCTTATATTTATAATAGGTATTCCGGGCAAGACCTGTGAGCTTCATGCACTCGGCATCATCAAGTGTGCCGCCAAAGGTCTTGCAGTGGGTGCGGATAATCTGCTTGGCTTCTCTGGCTTTTTTCGTTTCAAAGCCAACACCCTTTTTGCGACCAACCTGCTTGCCGTTCAGCCGGGCGGTCAAAAGGCCCTCACGGGTGCGCTGGTGCAGATCGGCAACTTCTTTTTCGGACTGCTCAAAGGCCAGCTTGATCTGCTCCTTTGTCAAGGCCATCAGATACTCGTTGATGCCCTTCAAGATGAAGTCCACATTTGTCCCTGTCATGGCAATGCTGCCGGACAGGGCTTTTTTGTAGGTCTCGGTGTCGATGTGGTGCTCTTTCAAGAACACCAGCCGGATGCCCTTGTGGTAAAGGTCTTCGTACAGAGTAAAACCTTCTTCTGCATTTCTGGACATCCGGGACACCGAATCGAACACCACCGTATCCCCGGATTTCAGAATCCGATAGAGCTTCAGCCATTCCGGGCGAAAAATGGATGTGCCAGTGTAGGCTTCCTGTACGATATGGGCAGTCGGGTACTCGGCCTTGATGTTGCGGATCTGACGGTCAATGCTCTGCTTTGCCGTAGAGATGCGGCAATAGCCATAGATGTTCATGCGTCTCCTTTCTGGCTCAAAGATAACGAGCGACATTTTTAAGACCATGTTTTGCACCTTGAAATGGCCTGAAAACGGCTGGTTTTAATACAAAACAGAATATACGGTATTTTTAATACAGCTTCAGTGGGCATAGGCAGTCATAAAATCAGAAATGGTAGTGCACGGTTTGTGATTGGCGGTGTCCTCGCCATCCAAAGGAGCGTAGTTCCAGTCGGTGTCCTCGTCAATATATCGCCGCCCATCGTCCGGCAGTTCCAGCGGTTCCGCAAGGATGATGGTGCCCCAGTGATTGACCATCACAAAGGGTGCAACCTCACACGGGATGCCCCGGCACTCATCGTCGTGCCGGACATCGTAGGCGTACAGACCATCCGGGATGGTATCTCTCTTGATGCGGATGCTGGTGAACAGCGCAGGCTTTCCGCAAACCGTAATCTCTTCGTAGTGTTCGGTCAGTGCATTAAAGGTCATAATCTGTCCTCCTTAGATTTCAATGATAAAAGCTCTGAATTTCTCTTTGTAGAAATCCATTGTACTCTGCGGCAGGGAAGTTAGATTCCCTTCGTTGTCACATCCGGCCAGAAATCCTGGCCCGGCAAGAACATCGGCTCCATTCCACAGCGGACGATTGAGCGGCAGGCCAAGCAGCTTGCCTTCATCGTTGCAGACTAGTGTGACCTCTGAACCGGTGTCACTCAATGTAATGCATTCGATCAGCCCGCCTACAAATTTCTGCATGGCTTCAAGGGTGTTGTCTAGCTCGATCTCCTTTGGCAGCTCCATTGGCAGGAGCGCAAGGACTTTGATTTTTTCGTCTTTCACTGTGTGCCTCCAAATAAAAACAGGACAATCCAAATGGATTGTCCTGTAAAAAGTGAAGGGGAGCATCCGAAGATACTCCCCAGTAGATAATTATTTTTTCCTTACCATGCAACGCTTTTTGAAGAATGCGATGCCATAACAGAGGATGTCATCATAGTCGTCCCGGAAATCTGCCGCATACATCCGGTCATTGATCTGCTGAATGGCAGTATCGCAAGCATCCGGCAGAGCATCCAGAGTTTTTGCATACTTGGCTTCAAAAATTGCCACACGGCCATTGCGGATATCCTTTACAATAACATCGCTGCGCCCCTCGCCATGCTCTTTGTTGGATTCCACCACATAGCCAGCACCAGTAAAGATGCCTGCAAGGAAAGCGTGGTAAAAATCCTCCCGGTAGTCATGGTAGCTGATGGTCATGCGCAGCAGCTTGGTCATTTCTTTTGTCAGAGCTTCGCTGTTTCCGCTCCAGACTGCATCAAACAACGGGCTGCGGTTCCATGCCTTAGCGCTGTCGTCAAACCATTTACTTACAGTGGTTTCAAAAATTTCCCGAATCTCTGCATTGGGAATCATCAGCGCAGAGCAGCCATCCGGCAGCGAATCTGTCAGATCCTTATCCCGCACAGATACAGCACACTCCAAAGATTTTCCTCAGAGGAGTGCAGATAATCGTAGGTCAGGTTTTCTTCAATATGCTGAACAATAGAGCCGCCAGCCATCAGAGTTTCAAGCTTTGTGGTGATATTGTCGCCTGCATAGTCGATGAAAGAACGGATGATGGCGTTATCACTGGTGTTTTTCCAATAGCTTTTCGGTTTCTGTGCTACACCATACTGGAAATCTCGCAGATAACTGATCACGTCCCACGGGCAATAAATGTCTGCATCGCCAAAATGATAACCGTCGTACCATGCCTTGATTTCAGCAGACTGCGATTCAAGACCAGCATCTTTCAGAATTTGATCTACATCTGCCTGTGTAAAACCAAAGGATTCGCTCAACCGGGGAGAAAGAATCGTATCCGAAACAAAATTGTTCGTCCCGGTAAAAATGCTTTCTTTGGCAATTTTCAGACAGCCGGTAACAACAGCAAAGTCGAGGGAGATATTGTCTTTGAGCGTGGTGCTCATCATAGCCCGCATCACGTCCAGCATCTGCGAATAATATCCGTTGCTGCTGGCTTTGGCAATGGGAACATCATACTCATCCAGAATGACGACCGCCGACTTTTTGAAATGGATTTCCAGCATCCGGGTCAAAAGCAAAAAACAGCTTTTGGTTTCATCCATGGATGCAGTGCGTCCCAGAATCCGCTTAAAGATGCCTTTGTCATCGTCAGAAATAGCAGCGTCATCCAAAAGAAACTGATAATCCTGAAATGCAAATGCCAGTTTCATGCACAGCATTCCATAGGCACTTTCAAAGGTCAGACCGTCCGTGTCCTTGAAAGAGAAAAATACCACAGGACACTGGTTCATCCATTTTTTGCAAAGCTCTGTGTTTTGGGAAATCGCCAACCCCTCAAACATCTGCTTGCTGTCTTTGGTGATGTCCAGAAAATTTGCGAGAGTGCTCATACCAAGTGATTTTCCGAAACGGCGAGGACGAGTGATCAATGTTACTTCAGCGATACCACCGCTAAGAAGTTCAGAAATCAGATTGGTCTTGTCGATATAATAATACCCGCCTTCTCGAATCTTTTCAAAATTCGAGATTCCAACAGGAAACATTAAATCTTTCATGCAATGCTCCTTTCCGCTCACAGAGGAGAGCTTTCAGAACTCACTACAGTAAGTGTACCATGAAATATAGAATCATACAAGAATCAAGTGACATCGAAATAGAGCAGTTTTATTATGCTACGTTCAATCTGGTTGCCTTATAGCAGTCAGCGCACATTCCCTCATGGGTGGCTGCAAACTCTGCCGCCTGCATGATAGAACCGTCCTTCAGCTTGACTTTCTTGATGGGCTGGTTGCACCGGGCGCAGATGCAGGGCACAGGCGGCTGTTCCTGCTTCGGGGTAGAGGATTTCGGCTTCGGCTGCTTTTGCGGCTCTGATTCCGGCTGCGGTGCAGCATCTTCCGGCAAATCCTCTCCGGCATAAACGTACAGGCCCAGACCAAACATAGCAAGGTTTTTCACTAAGCACCGCATGATAGCCTTATTCACATCGAACATGGAGGCTGCTTCTACGGTGCGCTCTTCCATGCCGACCTTTTCACGGCGGCGGGTCTGCGGATTGTAGTCCCATTTCGGGGTGGTATAGGTGTAAGGCACAGCTTTCATGGCTTTGTTTGCGCCATCCAGTACAGGCAGCCACATTTCGTGCGAAACTCCCTCAATCGTGACCGAGGTATACACCATGAAGCCGGTTATGGGGTCATAAACATAGGGCAGGCCGTTGAATTTCTTGACCTCGTAGCTGGCAGCGGGATACAGCTTCTTCACCTCTGCCCAGGCATACGCCCAGCTTACATATTTCAGCTCGGTATTGCCGGACTTTTTGACTTCCAGATGATCTTTGAAGTCGATAGCAAATAATTTTACGAATGGATTTTCCATAAGAATGCCTCCAATTCTGATAAAGAAAAAGGGCACAACAGCGTCAACTGTTGTGCCCCATGATGTGAAAATTACGGATTGAGCAGAAAATCAATGATGTTTCGATGAATGATTCCGTTTCGGCTTAAATTCATCAAATCACCACTGATAACATACTTAGGATAGTTGTCGTGCAGCCGCTCAAGATTACCGAACTCCCGTTCTTCATCGGCGGGAGTGATCAGGTAAGCAACCTGAATATAGAGCTTTTCATCTCCACGGTAGCAGATAAAATCAATTTCGGTGTCGTCCAGTTTGCCGACCTGAACTTCATAGCCACGGCTCCGCATTTCCAGATATACGATGTTCTCATACAGCTTGTTGCTGTCAAGTTTTTCGCTTTTCTTGATAACGTTCCGCAGGCCAAGATCGACTGCATAGTACTTTTCTGTGCTGGACAGGAGCGCTTTTCCTTTGATATCATAGCGGCTTGCATTCAGAAGGATAAAGGCTTCCTTGAAATAATCAACGTAGTTCAGTACGGTAGCAGTGGTTGTCTTGATTCCTTCCGAAACCATGCGTCCACTGATATTACGGGCAGAAAACGGATTGCCGATATTGTCCAGCAGGAATGCAAGGACATTACGTAATGCGGTCTGTTCGCGAATATTGTGGCGCAGCATGATGTCACGGACAATGATAGCCTCGTAAAGATCGTCCAGATAGGTGGTGATTGAATGATCGTCAGGGAGGAAGAAACGCTGCGGAAAACCGCCGTACTTCAAATAGTCTGCGAAGAGCTTTTCATCCGAAGTATAGGTTCCGTTTTCAATGCATTGCTGTTTTGCTTCGGCCAGCGAAAAGGGGAAAACCTGAATCTGGATGTATCGTCCGGAAAGATAGGTTGCCAGTTCGCCGGAAAGCAGCTTGGAATTGGAGCCGGTCAGGTAAATATCACAATCGAAATCGACACGAAGAGAATTGATTGCAATCTGCCAGCGCTCCACCTCCTGAATCTCATCCAGAAGAATATAAATTTTGCCGGTGCAGCCTTCCGCTTTTTCTGCGATGTAGTCGTAAAGCGTTTCTGCAGTACGGGTGTTGCGGAAGCGCATGGACTCAAAATTGGCCTGAATAATGTTCTGTGCGGGAATGTTGCGCTGGAGGAGCACGTCCTTGATCTGACCGAGAAGGACTGTTTTTCCACAGCGCCGGATTCCAACCAGAACTTTAATCAGATCCTGATCGATAAAAGGAATGATCTTATCCAAATAACTTTTGCGCAGAACCATCGTGCATCACCTCATATTCTTATCTTAGCATACAATTATTGTTGTGTAAACAGTATTGTGCTTTTCTATTAAATAAAAATAGCTGAAGCGCGAATTTTGTGTGCCTATAGGCGTACAAAAATTATGCTGCATGGATAATGGTAAACCTGCGGCTGCTTACATTCTTGCTGTACCGATTGAAAATATCGGGCTGTTCTTTCTTCAAACGCTGGGAGTCTACCCGTTTACTTTCGGAGGATACCCAGGACACCTTGTAGCCCGGTGCTGTACCATAGGCGGCGTCCTGCATCTCCAACTTCACCTGCTGTTCAATAGAGGCTTTTTCCTGCTCCAGCTGTTCGATCTGATCAGAAAGCTCCTGCCGCTTATCCAACAGGTCGCGGATGGGATTAAGATCGGCAGTTTTGTTTTTATCATCTGCAGAGTACAGCTGATTGATCTGCTGTGTATCCCCCTCGCTTCCGGTAGGTACAGGCGGAATTTCGGGCATCACGTTGTATTTCCAGAAGTGCTCTTCCTTGGCAATGAGGTTGTTCAGAACTTCTTTGTCGGTTGTGATCTTGTGAATCACCAGTTCTTTCCCGAAAATCAGAGCAGCAATGTACCAGCAGTCAAAACCGCTGACGGCCAGATAGTGATTGACCTGAGCCATATAATGTGCAGGGATTTTTCCATCAGCCCACTTGTCCGCAGAGAAAGGCGAGACCGTCTTGCACTCCAGTCCGGCCTTCTGCCCAACGATCAGACGGTCAAAGTCTGCCAGAAGCAGCGGATGTTCCTCGCTCTGGTAAATGGCATTTGCACGTCGTACTTTCAGACCGGTGGCCTCGGTGAAGCGCTGCGCCACATAATCCTCCAAATCACGGCCCTGCCGCATAGCCTCGTTGTCGATATTTTCAGTGGTATCGCTGATTTTATCGTGGTACACCTGAAATGCCGAGCGGTAGGGATTCAGGCCAAGGATAGCCCCGGCATCCGTGCCGGTAATACCGCATTTGCGGTAACGGAGCCAATCTTCTTTGGACAGGTTCAAAGTTGAAATCAATCTTTTCATGCGCTTTGCATCCTTTCTTTCATAATAGATTCGGCAAGAATGAAGTCATATTCCACCAAGTCTTTCATGATCGTGGAAAAGTCGCTGGCCAATGAATGGCA